ATACCAGAGTCCCCAGAGGTTGCATTGACCGAGGCAGTAATAGTGTATTGATTGGAACTGATGTAGCTGGCTATCTGAAACTCCGCATTCAGAACAGTAGCGGTAATAGCGCCGCCCAAAGATACCGCGCCGCTAAAAGTAACAAAATCCCCGGCTTGTGCGCCGTGGCCCGGGTCAGTAACTGTGATGATGGGAGAGCCCGTGGACGCACTAAAAGTAACATCTCCTGCTGCGGTTGTGACGCGAATTGGCGTCACATCATAAAAGTTGCCACCCGTACCGTTCTGGATGTAGTACTTGAGGTTGGTGCCCAGCCCCAGCAAGTTGTAGCCCGACAGGTTTAGCCAATTCCACATAGCACGGCAAACACCCCAGTAGTCTCCAACTGGGGGCTGCAAGGCGGATGCGTTTGATCCAGTATCTAATACCCATCCGCCCAGCTTTTCTGGATAGCCAGAACGAAACCGAATTTTGTCCGACTCAAACCAACCGCCTTCATTTGAAAGCGTTGTGCCTTCGCGGTTGATGCCGGGCCTAAATTGCAGTTTCTGTAATGGCATTTAGAACTCCTGAACAAAAATTTGTAAGCTCTCACGCATAGGAGCGTTAATAGCTGTCAAGGTGGTGGTGTGATGCAAAGGGGGCGTATACACAATGCCTTTGTTACGCTCAGGGTACACACAGCTTACATTTTCGAAAGGTGGCTCTTCTAAAGAGTACAACAACGCACCACCCCAGTCGTAATCCCACCGTTCGTTCAGGTAAATTGTTACCGTGTGAACGTAGTTGCCGTCATCATGCCAAGGGATAAAAGAACCCCTAGGGAATAGGTTGACATACGCCGCCCAGTTTTTTGGGGCATGCGACCACACCCCTTTGGCAACCAGCTCGTTTGCAACTTTCTCGCGCAGGCCCTCATCCAGCAGAAACTGAAAAATTGCGTTGCTCACCCCAACAACGCCTGTTTGACCATAGCTAAAAAAATTAACGCCTGATGGCTGTCGTCCATCCCTGCTAAGGCGATGTAAAGTGTCCAGCATGTCTGGAGAGAGCAAGTCTCTTATGATTTTTACGTCTACAGGCATGTCAGGCTACAAGTCCGGGAAGATACTGTGTTTTACCAGCTACCTTGGTCGCAGTCAATTCCTGCTTCTTCAGGTTGTTTGGGTCGTAGGACACATGAACCCAGCCGCTGTCAGGAATGCCGGGGGTGTAGAACTCCAGAATCAACTGGGTGTAGTCCAGATTATCCATGATCCACTGCGCCAAGTCAGCATTTGCCACGCCGGGAATTTCAATATCGGCTGCTCGGCCAAGGCAATGGTCTGAGGTCTTCGAGCCTCCGGTGGCTTGGTTGACGGCTGGAGCGCGGAATCCTGAGTTCACCTTAACGCCCTTGCCAAAGTGGTCACGCACGGGCTGGAGGACTTTCTCACACAGCAGCCGCAGGGCTTCAATCTCGGCTTCGCCGGGGGTGTTGTCCAGATCATTGCGCAGGGCAGTGTCAGACTTGGTCAGTTCGTGCAGGGAGAAGTTGGGGGATAAGTTCATTGGGCGCTCCTAGCGTTGTTGTAAAGAGTGATGCAGGCGTTGAGCTTTTCAATGGCTCGGTTGCCTTCATCGGTTATTTCGAAAAGAGCTTTTCCAAACGCTGGGTCAAGTTCGGCTCGTGTTTCTCCTCCACTATCTCCGGTGGGAGCGGGGGTATCTGGGGCGGCTGGTAGGGAGCAGGTCGTTTTGACAGGAACCCGCAGCTTGTAAGTGCCAGCAGTGATAGCAGCATCGCGCTGCTGCGCAGCAATCTTGGCTTTCTCATTTGTCTTCCTCAATGTGTCAGCGGTTGTATTTACGGCAGTAACCAGAGCTGCTTCTTTGACGCGGGCTTGCGTGTTCAGTCGGTCAACCTCGGCTTGTTGGGCTTCCTTCTCAACGTGCTTGCCGTAGAAATACCCGCCGCCGAATGTCAGCAGCAGGGCAATCAATCCAGAGAGTAAACCCTTCATTTTTTGGTCACTTCTTCATCGTCATGAGACAGCTTGATGCCAGCCAACAAACCAATGAACCCGCCAACCACGGTTTGGAATGCAGGGCTGATGAGCTTGAAAATTTCAGTGTTGTCTACGAGGGGATCAAACAGACCAACCATCAACGTAAACACCATGCTGCAAACAACAATACACAAAGTTGAAGCGACCATCAGGGTGACTTTATAAGTCAGTTTGCCTCGTAGTGTTTGATCCATTTTCACCCCTCTGCCTTACCACGGACGTAGGCTTGAGCAGCCATGAACGCCACAACGATTGTTCCCATCGCAGCGCAGTAGGTGGTGACCAAGCCGTTCAAGGCGTTGACTTTCTCCAAGCTGACTAGGTTGGAGGCCAAAAAAGCAATCAAGGCAGGTGGCAGTGCAAGCGCAGCCCAAGACATGACGCGCTGTTGGTCAGCCATCTTGTCCATGTTTTCAATCATCAACATCCGCTCGGAGCGGGCAAGCTCAGCGTCAGTCACCACACCATCATGGTCGGTGTCAAATTGGTTATACGTCGAGTTCTTTTCCAGTTGTTTTGTCATTTCGTTTCTCCTGTTCAATCTGCCTACGCAATTTCTCTACTTTTTCTACCTGTTGCTTGGCCTCATGCTTGGTTTCCAAGATGTCCAAATACAGCATTCCCAACAAGGGAAGTAACAGGGCAACCAGCACGCACGCAGCAATCCACCCCATCACGTCTTCCCCAAACGATTTACGAACAGGAGCCACAGCCACAGGTAAAGGAGGAATAGGAAAGTCGCTACGAGATACGCTGACTTTGCTTGGAAGTTTCTTTTTTCCTCCCGTCGTTGCCATTGCTTGTACCTCTCCTGCGCTTCTTCCTTCAACCTTGCCTTTTCCTGCTCCTCCTGTATGACGCTACGCATCTCAAACACTTTGCTGTACAAGGCTCCCATCTCAGGAGGGGACTGGTACACCATCGTTTCCCTGATCGTCACTTCCAGTGCCGCCATTTGGTCTTGAGCCATGACCCTCTTTAGGGCGGCTTCCATCAGGTTGGCATTGGGGTCGTAGACGGTCTGGCTCTTTTCTTCCTCTTCCCTTATGTGCGCTGCCAATTGCTCTTGCAACTTGAAGAACTCAGTAAGCTGGCTGACAACATCCGCCATGACTTTGGTTTCGTCAACAGCAACGAACTTCTCCTTCTTTTTCGCCACAGGCTTGGGCGCGGCGGGGGTGGGGTCTCCACCAAACATCTTTGCCAGCTTGCCCCAGAACCCATGAACTTCCTTGGCGATCCCAACAGCCTCATCAACTGTAGCCTTGACCTCCATGAAAGAGGTCTTGGCCTGCTTGTAAAGCTCGCACCCTTCCTTGATAGCGGCAACGCAAGCATTGGCGGCAAAGAGGATGCTGATCGGATCAATTTCTTGCTCCTATTTTGTCCAGCGCATCTGCTTGGTGGGTTCACCAAACAAACCTGAAGGCAGCGTATTGAACGCCACAGAATAACGATCAGGGCCTGTGTTTTCCCGCACCCCGTGCGCCAGCCCTGATGGGAACAAGAGCAACTGCCCCGGCTCAACATCAAAGTAGATTGACCCAAACGTGCGCATGTTGCCAGCGTCAAACTCTTTAGCGGGGGCAAAGTTAAACACGGTGTCGTTCAACCCCGTGTTAAAAAACTCAATGGGCGACCCGCCGGTCAGGTAGAAGCTGCCGCTGATGTAGCTGTTTGCGTGGGTGTGTTTGTTGATGATGTTCCCGTTTGGAATTCGGTTTGCCCATGATGAGCAGATACCAACACCCTCTACCCGATGCCCATGCGCCTTTGCAAAATCCGCACAGGCGGCTTCAATCTCCGCGCACACGTTGGCAAAATACGGGTCGGCAAGTACGTCTTGATCTTGCGTGTACTGCCCGCGATTACTTTGATCGTCAACGTAGCTCAACTCTTTGACTCTTTCCAACGCTTCGCCCACATCCAACGACGTCAGCTTGTGGACGGCAATTGTTGTCGGGAAAAGGTCTACGAAGTTCAAGCTTGCACCTCAACGTATGGCCAAAAAGCGCTTTCGTCATTTGTGTTTACTGCACCTGTATGCTGAAAAATTTTGGTTTTTCCCAAATGCGTTAGGTACGCAGGAAACCCGCCGTCTAAAATTGCAAGGGTGTTGGCTTTGCCTTGAACATATTTATTCTCACCTGTTAAGGGGTTGTATGTGCAAAACCAAGAAGCATCAGCGGCGGCATCAAATTTAATAGCGTGTTCACTGGGCGTTTCAAATCTTTCAAAATGTTGCCAGTGCCCTTCTGGAAGAAGTTTAACTTCCTGCACATAAAATGCGTGAAATTTATTAACTTCAGCGCACATGGCGCTCACATTTGCTTGAGCGTCCTCAAGAGAAGTAAAAGATTTGCCATCTGTCGTCAAAAAAGAATTCATGTATACCTCACGCCACTGTTCCGTATCGCGTACCTGTTGTAGCCCAAGTTATTGAGCCTGTAGATGTGAATGAAGCATAGCCACCAGCGCCGCCAGAAATAGCCGTCAACGAAGATTCAATACGCCTATATCCTGTACCGCCAGAAGCGCCCCATCCACCACCGCCACCCGCACCGGCGGACAATGTACCTGCCGAACCATTTCCACCACTCGCGTTAGCAGAACCACCAGCGCCACCAGACGCACTGTACAAGCTTGAACCACCTGAGCCTCCAGTGCCTGGCAGTATTCGCCCACCGCCGCCGCCTGAACCGCCACCGGGGCCTGCTGAGCGTCCGTTATCAGTTCC